CCTGGGCCATTCCTCCGGCAGGGTGAAGGGGTCGATCATCAGCTTCGCCTCATCCACCGGAAACACCAGACCCGACCCGATAGCGGGCCTGCCGTAGCGCCGCATCTCCCTCTCATGTGGAGAGTAGGCAGACAGGATCTGGTCCATCACGGACTGTGTAAGGTGGCCGGGATTCCCCCCTCGGGTTTTTACGGATTCAGTCACATCATCCCAGGAGGCGGTTGTCAGGGACTGACCGGGCTGGAGGTTGTTCAGAAACGCATGGACGGTTTCTGTCATCCCGTTTTCCGGGGTGAAGGTAAGGAAAGTCATCCCCCTGGTCGAGAGCGTCCGCGTCACACACTGGGAGTACAGATCCCTGCTGGGTTCCTCATCCAGCCAGATGGCCGATACCGACCGGCCCATGAATTTCTCCACCCCCATCTCGTAGGATTTAAACTGCAAAGTGGAGTTGCCCCCGGAGATGTGTTTTATGAGGGCGAGGGATTTGGCGTTTGGGACTCCGGGTTTTCTTTCGGTTTTTACAATACAGTCAGCCGGTATCCAGCCGGTTCCCACCCCTTCTGGATCTTCCGGCGGGCCTAACAGTTCTGCCTGTACGATGTCTCTGGTGGTTTCGTTACTCACCCCGCAGGCCCAGGCGACGATAGGGGCGGTGAAGCGTTTCCCGGTCCACCAGTCCGGGTATCTGCCGGTGCAGTGCATCGCCATCTCAGCGCCGCCGGAGTGGGATTTCCCCGTCCGGTTCCCTGCCATTAACAGACGCTGGTTACATTCGCTCCCGGTAGAGTGAAACCGCTCCTGGAAGGGATACGGATCGTAGTAATCCAGTTTGTTCAGCCGCTTGCGCTTTTGCAGCTCCCGCGCGATTTCTACTTTGCGGGCGAGAGACATTTACTGGACGGTATGGGGTGCTTCCGGTTTTTCCTCTTCCCCCAAAAGAGCTTTCAGCTCCCTTTCCAGTTCCGCTGTGGATGTGGATTCGATGTTGGTTTGTTCTATCTTAGTGACAGACTGATACCCGGAGCGGTCCAGGATGTCTTTGGCGGCGGCCAGTCTTACGGTGTCGGAGGTGGAGGTTTCCGCGAGTTTCAGAAGCGTATCCAGGGCCATCTGAGCGCCATCCATCATTTTCAGCTCTGTCCGCTGTTTTATCTCCTGCTGGAACTGTTTTTTTAACTGTGAGCCTTTGGCCTTTGCGCTCTTTTCGGGGTAACCAGCAAGGATAGCCGAGCGTTTAGCGTCACCGTAGCGGATGTAGTTCTGGATGAAGTTTTCTTGTTTTGCTGTGAGCATATTAGGATTTGATTATTTTGGATTTGAGCCCCCGGGGGGATGGATGGGACATCCATATTCATTTGCAAAAATTGAAAGGGGGTGGGGGGGTCGCCCAATATCGGCCTTTTTTTCGGGCCGAAGTGGGAAAACCGCTCCATATCCACCAATATCAGGTCTGGCCCAATATCTGGCCGTATTTCCCTGTATTTGTATGTCTCTGCCCATGCGGTAATGGCCGCTGGGGGGTAACTTTACATAAAGCACGTTATGGGAACTGCTAAACCCTTTAGGGTCAATGACTTACAGTCGCCCAGTTGCGCCAGATAGCCTGGGATCGGTCTGTCAGGGGTGTAATGTGGTGGATGTGGGGATTTGAGGTTGATTTGAGAGGGTGGATTTGGCTTAGTTGTGGGATTTTTGGGCTGGAAACAGGCCGCGCTGGCCGTGTGGGTGTGCGCGATTCCTATCTTTGAGACCCCCTCACATCCATATTTCTCACATCCAAAACCCTCACATCCGAAGGTCTCACATCCACAGTCCTTACATCCAATACCCACATACAGGTGCTTATACCTGTGTTGACCCACTACAATGACCGCGAGGGCTGAAAGTGTCTAAAACCCCCGGTTTAGTAGCTTTTCTTCTTGGCCTTCTTCCCTGTCTTCTTGGCGTAGGCTTTAGCCTGCTTCTTGCCTTTAGCCGTGTATGGGAATTTCTTTTTGCCTACCGTTGGCATGGTGTGCTCCTGAGTGGAATCTGAGGTAGTTGGCGGCTTGCTGTACGGTCTTGGGATCATCACCCAGCAGGCCGATCCCCTTGTTGCAGTTACAACAGAGCAGCGCCCTCACATCCCCACTCTCATGGTCATGGTCTACGTTCAGCCTGCGCTTGAGAGTTGATTGGTGGACGCCACAGATCCAGCAGCATCCCCGCTGGGCGCGGTACATCTCATCGTAGTCGTCTTCGGTAATGCCGTACATACGCCGTAACGTATTACCCCGCATCCGGGTGTCGTGACAACTCTTACACCAGGTCTGCAGGCCGTCCGATTTGGCTTTGTTTTTGTAGTAGGCGGACCGCGGCTTTGTCTCGCCGCAGTCGCAGCATCGCTTGGTCAATCCCACAGCTCCACATCCAACCCTAACGGGTCTGTGTGGGCAGGCTTACTGGTTGTCCGCCTGGATGTGCCGCGGTTTACAAGATACCAGTCGGCTGGGCCGTGTCTGGCGAGGCGTTTGCGTTCTTTCTCTACTGGGTCTTGAGCGCCTTCCCACTCGTAGTCAGCCGTGTCCGAGAGACTGCGGTAGCCGAGATAAGCGGCTTCGGATTCCTCTAAGCGGTCTTCCGCGTCGAGGTCAATTTCAGTTTCGGCCGCGAGGTCGTAAAACCGGCCGGGCATAAAAAAAGCCGCCCGAAGGCAGCTCCGCATACAACTCTTTCATCGTAGTAATACTATAGCATAGATGTATCAAAAATGATACACGCTCTACATGATGACGGGCGTCCGTAGTTTGGTCTGCAGCCTGCGGAAGACTGACTGATCCATGTCACCAAAGACCCCCTGGATGGTCTGGTAGACCGCCGCGTAGGTTCGATACCATTTCTGGCGTGAGATGTTGAGCAGTCGGATCTTGTCCACCGGCCACTGTTTGTCTGCCACGGGGAAGGATTGCCCGGTGGCTGCTTCACAGATCGCCAGCCACACCAGACTGCGAAACGCGCCGACAGTGATGGTGAGCCGCTGAAGGTCTGGATGTTCCAGGAGGATGTGCCGGAGTTCCCGCTCGAACTTCCGCATCCCCGAGCGGTCGCCGGAGAAACAAATCCGGGCGTACAGGGAATGGACGGGGTTGGTTTTGTTGAGCGCAAACGCAACATCCTCCCAGGTCAGTTCCGGCTTGCCGGAGCCTCGCATCAGCCGGTTGGGTTTGGCCGCCAGCAGTTTCAATTTCTCAAGACTCAAAGAGTTCTTCCATCAGCCGGGCGGCTTCCTGATCGGAGACTTCGTGTTTTTGTTGGTCGTGAGTAATAACCCAGGAGCGCCCATCGTCATCATGCCGTGAGATGTGGTGGACCATCGACTGCGGACATAGCAGTGTCCCGCCGTTGGTCAGCTCTATGAGCAGTCTACGATTCTCAGTTTCCATGCTGTGCCCTTCCCTTTCGGTTGATGCCATCCCCATACCTCGATCCGTATCCCGGCCTCGCGGACTGCCCCCACATCCTCGGCCAAAGATATTTTTTTGACTCTCGATGAGATGTTGGAATAACTGGTAGCTTGGACAGCGAGGATGTCGCCCTTGCGGATTGCCAGGATGTCTGCGAAGTTCCATAGGTCTCTCCGTTGCTTTGTGATGTGGTTGTAGGTTTCCACGACCCATGCCGTGTAGCCTTCAGCCCGTAGTTTTCTTAGGCTCAGTTGGGTTGGTGACATCACACCCCGCACATCCCTTCGCACTCATGGTCGAACATATCGAACTGGTCACGGTCAGGGTCAAAGTCACATTCGGTTAGTGGTTGCATGGATCGGTGCAGATACAGTTTTTCGGTTGTGCCTCTGACACCGTTACGGATCAACTCATCCATCTTGACGGCACGTTCCCAGGAATCGGGGTCGTGGTCTTTCATGTTCTGCCAGGTGGCGTTGTCGTGGTATGGGCAGAAATAACAAGCCGACTTGCTTGGCTCACGGTATCCATGCTCCCGCATCCAGTTAATGCAGTCGTAGCG